CCTGTGCCTGATGCCAGTGTCCTAGCATGATATTACTATTTGTTTTCATGTAATAAGTCCTTGCAATATTTACTAGAGAGCCATTAGCTCTTACTTCATGTCCATGAATAATATTTAGCTTTCCAAACTTCACTCCGATATTATCTTTTAGGAAAGTTATTTCAGCAGCCTCAAAGTCTATAAGATGCTCAAGGTCTAGCATACCATCAAACATCTGTGCATTGTGCTTTATCCATCTGTCCATTCTTACCTCATGGTTGCCAAGCTTATAATAGATTGATGCATCAGGAAAGCGTTGCTTAAGCTGATCAATAAAGAATCTAAATATATCAAGCTCAGCTTTGACTGATGGCTTACGATAGTCTTTTGTAAACTTGCTCAACTGGTAGAAGTCAAGGATATCTCCATTGAGAAGAATGCTATCAACTTCTTCTTGCTTTCCTTTGCGAAGTGCAACCATTAAAGCTTGCTTATCATGATAAGGAAAGTGGATATCGCTTAACACAAGCATCTTGTTATGATTAACAATATGCCATTTTAAATCAGATGTAAGTCCATCATCAAGATCACGAATCTCAATATCTGCATCCATGATATCTACTTTATAGTAGAGATGATTTGCCACTTTCCTGGCATCTGTTAAAATTCTAGATGATACATCACTATATTCTTTATTGGTTAATGTTCTCCAATGTTTTTTAAAATCTGCTAATGTAGCATTGGGCATAGACAGCACCCATTCTAGAACTTTCTCGAAGTATTCATCATATAATTTGCGGCCTCTGAAATAGTATGTGCAAAGGTCTTTATGTTCTTGTTTCAATTTGCTTTTGTGTAGAAGTGTAATGAGTAGTATTTATTGTACCACAAATGCCATTTTTCTTCGATTACAGCTATTTTCTCAAGAGCGATGATAAGTTCGCCATCACTAAGATAAATCTCAGTCTGATGCTTATCAATGCCTTCTTGGACAAAAAATATATTTGCATAAGGAATTACTATTTGACGCTTATAGGTTTTCGGATTAGTATTGCCAATGATTTCATCTAAATCATTGTCTTCATAGACTAATGTCAGGACATTTAGAAACTCTGTGCTTTCCATACTTTTTACCTTTAAATAATTTAATTCCAGTAACAGAGATGTAAACTACCACTTGTAGTAGCAATACACAGATAACAAAAATTATGGCAGCCATAATAGCAAGAATAAAGCTAATATAATCAATAAGCAACTTACGCATATTTCAGGCACATAACTTTTAAGAGTTCGTTTCATTTACATCCAATGATGCTAAATTAGTTAGGAACTTGCCCAATATTGTCAATGTTAATGAAATTAAGGCAAGTGTTTTTTGGTCATAAACTATCTGATAACCTGTTACAATACTTCCTGTTGAAAGTAAAGAATCTCCAATCATTCTGAAAAGTTTTGGAGTGGGTGCAAAATAGTTCTTTAATCGAATTGTGTAGCTTTTAGTTGGAGTGTCCATTGTATATCCATCTTTTAAGGATAATGTAATCGCAAGTATCCATCGGTGCTGATGGAGGCATATTTCTTATTTGTAGCACTCGCTTTTCAAATGCTCCACTGATAATCACTTCATTCAATTTATCATAATAGATATAATCTGCATGGCATCCTACGCATTTCTGCCTGATGATAGGCTTTACATCTGCTCTATATTGGATGTTTTGCGTTGTACCACATGGGCCAGCAATTTCTTGAATTGGCTCATGCGTACAAGCAATAAAAAATATGAAGAATGATATAACTATTAATCTCATAAATTGTTATCTTTGTAAAGATTGTTTTGAAGGTTTTTATTATTGTTTGATTGAGAGCTGATTTAAGTCAGCTCTTTTTTATTTCCACAATTTAGATATCCACTTCTTAATCTTGCCTGCTAATAATGTATCAGCAGCAACAATTATAGAAAGAGTATATGCTGTATTCCTAAGTACCTCGCCAAGTTCTATATCAGTAATGCACTCAGCAACTTTGCCAAATGCTATTAAAGTAACACTAAGCAGAAATCCTTCTGCAGAGTTGTTATCGATGTTTATGTTATTGCTCATGCTCTAAAATTAATACAAAAAAAGGCGATTATAAAACCGCCTTTCTTGCATTGCTAATAGTTAGACAATAGGAATATAACACTGATTGAAGATGCCTTCTGGAGTATCATAAGGACAAGGTAGCAATGGATTTTGCCACTTTACAGTTACCTCATAAGTAAGTACATCCTTTAAGTTATCTGTTACAGGTAACTTAGGAGTGATAGTTACTGGAGATGCTGAGCCCCAAATCTTAGATGATGTTCTAAACCAAACTGAATAATCAGATGAGTTCTTAATTGAATTATAGAAATCACAGTTACTTGTTGAGTTAGGATCTTTGTAAGTAAGGATATGCGTAGCACCACCATTCTGAGTTTCAGCATCGCCAAATCCTACTAACTCATCAATTGTAGAGCCATCATAAGATCCTGCAGTTGCCCAAATAACAATAGCAGCACCTGCAGACAAAGCTGCATTCCACTCAGTATCATCAGAAGGATCAGTGAAAGACCAAGTATTTTTTACGAATGCGATTGAGCGAATACGAGAATATTCATACTCAGGACATGGATTACAAGAGTATACTGGGATAGCTCCTGTACCACCGCAATTGGAAGCTGGATAATAAACAGACATTTTTTTTTAAGTTTTAACAGGTTAAACAGTCAGAGATACATGATACATCATAGTCAGTCGTGATAGTATAATCAAGTGCCATGTAAATTTGATAAGGTTGCACAGGATATTCCTGAGCTGGTTTGTTGTATTCGTTCTGATAAATCTGAACGCCATTGTAATTCGTAGTGTTAGCTTCTATTAAGCATCCATACAAACCTGCATAAGATGAGATTTGAGAGAACTTAAGCTGCTGTTGAATAGCAGAGCTCAGCAAGAAACTCAACTGCTGAGGCTGTAGCTGAATCGCGTTCCTATCGGCAAAGACTATCATCCGCATTTCAGATTCCTCGCGTGCGGTGTTTAAGCCATCGCCAAATAGGACAGGCGACTCAATTATATTAGTGCTCAAACATCTGTGATAGATAACAATATTGAATCTATCATCAAATCCTGAGAATTGTGCAGAGTTATTTAAACTAACCATAGCAGGAATAGAATCCTGACTATCTTTATAGTTGCGAGGCAACAGTTCGGATAAACCGAATAGTTGCTTATTAAAGCGATTATCTTTTAGCTTTCCTTCAGCTAAGGTAGTATTGATGATGTTTACTATTTCGTTTATGTATGGCATTAGTTAAATAGATTAGCGACAAACTCATCACAAATGTCTTGTACCATTTGCTGTTCATCAGGAGTTAAACCATATATTTTTCCAAACCTTTCTTCTGCCCAACCTGCCTTATCAGCATCTAATTGATTGCTGAATCCTAAGCCATATCTAGTCTTACTTTGAGGCACTACTTTATAATCATTCTGCATCTGACCTGTTAAGAATAATTTTACATTGCTTCCAGTAGTCTTATATCCATTCTCCATTCTCCATTCAAGATAAGACTTCTTATATGTTCCAATGTTACCATTCTTTGCATTCTTCCCATCTTCGTGAATGCGTTGCCTTGTTTCAGCAAGCATAGTCGTAGCAACTTCTCTAAGTAATGCATCTGATTGCTCAAGAGATTGAAGCTTTGCTGTTAATTTCACTAATGCAGAAGTATCAGATTGTGCCATTACTTCTTGCCACCTTTTGGTTTACCGCAGTTACATCCCATACTAATAAAATTGATTTGCTTCGATTAATTGAACACTACCTGAACATTCTAAGCAACAATCACAATCAAGATTCATTCCTGAACAAATCTGCTCAAGAGCTTTCATGTATTCAACCTGGTATTCAGTACGCAAGTCAGTTGCTTTTTGTAAATTGATAGTTGTGAATTGATTTAATTTACTTGAATAGATTATCTCAGTAAGAATCTCAATACCTAATAAGTACCAATATGCTCTACTGAAGATATTTTTATTTTGACATATCAAGCCATCCCAAGAACAGCCGATTGTGAAGATTGGACTAAAGCCATAAAGCTCTTGTCCATATGAATATTCATTTACAAAACTTCTAGCACCACGAACTAATGCACCACAGCATCCTGTCCAATAATCACTAGGAGCTTTAATAGATGTATAATTAATTCCTTGATCAAAATATTTACCAATAAATAATCTACCTACATTAGTGAATGTTTGATTGACCTCAATAAGATTATATCCAATAACTAGGTCTTTAACTAATGTTAATACTGATTGATTTTTATCAATATCTAAAAAATAAATATTTGCAGTTTCAGTAATATCAGAATAAAAAACAATTTGCTGAACATGAATATAACTTAATGGACTTGGCACATAACCAGTGTTCATTGTATCATACTCAATTGTAAAGCCATAGTTAGCATCTGATGGAATACTTCCTGTTCCTGCTGAGATACCATTTACATTGATACCTTGATTGATACTCTTAATCTTATATGCTTTGCTCATCTGCTCTCTCACATCAAGTGAGAATCTATTCTGACCTCTACGCTGAATCATATCCCACAATTCAAGATAAGTTTTCTCCTCATCATTAGTCAAGCTTACAATCTGCTTAAGGCTGATGCCAGGCAAATCATTAACATATAAACCTGAATCAGGAGTCGTGGTTGAACAGCCTCTTAAGCCAATATAGTTAGTTAAACAATTCATATTTTATTTTATAAATGGGAGGCAGTTACCTACCTCCCGATTATACTTAATTTAATTAAGCGTTTGTGATTGTGTAAAGCAATGAGCCATTACTTCCAGTTAAACGATCTGCTGCATCAAATGCATTAGTCGGAGTTTGGAATAAAGCATAACGCTTCTTAATGATTAATGCATATCCACGAGCTGCATCAAGAGTTGCAGGATCAACTGCACCACCACCATTTAAACGAGCTAAATCATCAGGACAGTCAATGTACTTAACTTGTAAGTCAAACTGAATGTTTGATAATCCGTTTGGAGTCCAACACTGAGTGCGAGGATCGATGATAGTTGTGAAGAATGAAGAGCCACGCTGTCCAGCAAATGAGCCAACATTGTCTAATCTTTCGATTAAGTGAGCACTACCTGGAGCAAACATACCTAATGCGTTAGCATTTCCCCAAGTTGAAGCAGCTTGACCTGATGCAAAGAAAGCATAACCTGAGTTAGCAGCCATCATTGCAGGATCAAATCCTTCACCTGGAGCTAATGCATTATACTTCTTTTGCATATCAAATGCATGGAACTTAGAGCCTAAAGGACCTACCATGTAAGGAGCTCCACAGAACTCATTCACTTCAGCATCCATTAATAACTTAGTCAAACCTGTTGCAAGGTCATTTAATGTATTGTCTTGCTCGATGTTTACAGTAACTGCAGAAGCACTACCTGTAGCTTGATGTTTTCCCCAAGTTACACTATCAGTAAGAACATTCTCCATACGCTGATAGATTCCGTTCATTGCATGTAGAACTGAGTTTAAGTGCTCATTCATTAACTGAGTAGCAGGAACTCCGATAGCAACTGTACGAGATGCATCTTCGCAATATTGACGGACTACATCATCAGATACCCAAACTCCTGTTTGAGCTACTTCGCTTACAGATACATTTGTTTCAAGGTATGCAGGTACGAAATATACAGAACAAGTATCTGATGTAGAAACTTGAGCCACAGTTGTACGAGGCATGTATTTAACACGAACATCTTTGTAATGTCCGCCTACATTCGCAGCAGCGAATGGTCTATCAGGTTGAGTGATCAACATGTTTAAGAAACCTGGTATAGTTACTTTCTTACCAGGATAATTTACGCCTGCAATTGACTCTAAGTGCAATAACAAGGCTTCGCAATATCCGTATGCCATTTTATTTAAGGATAATTAGATTTTTAACTTTTACTTTTTACTTGTATTGGATTACTCCTTGTTATTGTATTTGGCCTTATGCCACATATCACGAGATTGACTGTTATAAATTGGTACTACCTGCTTTGAAATCAGCAAGAGCTTTTGATGCTAAACTTTTAGCACCTGGAGAAATTGTCTTATTCATTTGCACAGGAGCAGGAGTAGGAGTTCCTGAAGATGGAGTTGGAGCAGCACCTTGCACCTTCAATAATTTAGCTTCAGCAAGTACATTCTCAGTGAATGTTCTTATATCTATTTGCTTATTATCAATTGTGAAAGGTAAATCAGATGCTTCTGAATTAACTAGCTTCAATCCTTCATTTGTGAATTGATATTTACCACCTTTTTCTTTTAACTTTTTCTCCCAAAGATTACGAGCTGTTGAGATTGTAACATCTTTATCTAAGTCTAGTGCATAGTTGTATTGACTAAACATAGCATAAAGCTCCTTATCTGTTAATTGAGATTGCCATTGTGAATTAACTTTATCAATATCAGTCTTACGGCCTTCCTTCTCTGCATTCAATAAGTTTTGAAGTTCTCCAATCTTATCTATTAATGTCTTCTTCTCTCCTCCTGTTGCACTGATTGACTTCTCCTTTGCATCAGCAATAGCCTTAGCAAGCATTGGAATACGATTGTAAGTAGATTGCTCAGTTAAGATTCCTGATTTTGTTTCATCATCGAATCCAAACTCATCAAGCAAATCTTTAATCTTACTATCAACAGTACTTAATGCAGTACCTGTAAAGTGCTTTTTGATTGTGAAGTTGTTCTTTGCTTCATTCTCAGTCATCAATTTTGATTGAACTGAAGCAACTACATTAGATGGAATCTGCAAACTTGATAATGCAGGATTCATAACTAATGCTTTTAACTGCTCATCGGCAGCATCGATTTGTACTCTGTCTGATAATTCTTGAATAAATTCAGCTAATGTCATATGGTTTTCTCTTTCGAGCTTTAATTTCTACAAATATACACTACAATCAAGCGTTTTTAAACTGATCTCTTAACTCCTTTGGAACTATTGCAGCACTCACAGGATATAGTTGATGATTGCAATTGTAACCTCCGCGATTTATGCGGAAGTTGGAAGCATTAGTACCTGGTATCATACCTGCAGGAAGTCCTGTCTTATCATAAATTGGAACTTGCTCTCCGCAAATCTGACCATTGACAATCTCTTCCAATTGACTTACATGAATGAAAGGCATACATGTACGCTTAGCTGCTATCAATGCATCGCAGAAAGGCCTTGAGGTATCTTTTAACGAGCCATCATACTTATACCATACTAATCCTAAATCATCAGTTAGCGTTGCATTGTAGTTAGCACTAAATTGATTTAAGCTATCAGTAACAATCTGCTTCGTATATCTCACTAATCTTCCATCACCAGTATCAGTGTTAAGCATGAACTCACGAGCTTGCTCGATGAAGTCTGCTCTGCTTCCGCCTGTTGTTACATTCTTAACTAAAATATCTTTGATTGGACCTGTAAAGTTAGCTGCTATTGCATCCTGACCTAACTGCTCTATCACGCTATCCTGTGCAAGCTGTTGAATCTG